CTGGATTTCAATGAATGGATGAGGATATTGTAATGCCAGATGAGTATGTTATTAAACTAACACAAAGGGAAAAAGATTCTCTTAAATGCAAAACGTTTCAAGAGTTTCTGATAAAGGCTGAGAGCAACGGCCATCCTTACTGGACTCATGCAATTAAAAACATAACCGAACAAATACATGAACAAAACAATAACAAAAAAGCGAAAGAAAAAAGATATTCTCAGCTTGAACTACAAGATAGTGTCTAAGAACTGCCCCTTCTTTCACAGCCTTAAAGGTTTTATTGAAGTGTGCGCTGACTGTGACGGGTGGAATGACGAGCAGCTAAATGATCTCTTTGGTATTAGCGTTAACGAGGTACATGAATTCTATGATAAGTACACCATGCGGTCATGGAATGATGAGGTGCTTATCCCTATTGGGGTTTATCAGTTTGTTCTCTCTGCGATTAAGTCAAACAAGTATATATCTGACCACACTGCCAACAAAGAAGACATTGCTATTAGGGTATGTACCGAAAGCATTAAGTCTGGGAGATGGTTTAAGACCGAGCCTGTACTGAAATACTTCTACATCAGTAAAAATGCAAATGGCACGTTCACCTACAAGTTCAAGGAGTCTCAGTCAATTGTAATGAAGAGTGAAGTGCCTGAGTTATCAACAAGGTACGGAACAGGAAGCATACACAACCAACAAGTATTAGTTAGAAACCCATGAATAAACCTAAACATGCAACTCACGTTAAACTGCAAACAGTTTATGAAGGAACCAATCGCGTTGCGATTGAAGATATAAAAAACATGGACTGCTTCAGGGGTTCTCCCGGTATTATTACATACTTGAGGCAGCTTAGAGGAAACAACTGGGAAGAGCTTGGCTCTTTTGAGTTCGATGGTAAATGGCCTTTAACTGAAAAAGATAATGAGACAACAACCAAATAACTACGACTACGAAGTGAGTGACGCACTGCCTATGAGTGAGCTTGGAGGAATCAAGGAAGAGGTAGAAGAGGGACTCAAACGGTTTGAGACTAAGCAAGCAAACAAAAAGCCCACATGGAAATGGGTTGAAGATAAACCAAAAAAAAATGAGTGATGAAATACCAACAACTTATTGGGTAAAGATACAAGGAACTAATTACAGGCAACCGGGCTACTCTGAAGAGTTAACATACAGACATCCGAGATATATTCATACTCTTGACTATCAAGTTGCTAATATTTTTACAGAAATAATTCCATATATTATAGCACCAACACAAGAGTTCATTGTTCACCATGAAGCTCACCCTGAAATAATAAGGAAGACTGAAGCTGATCTTATTAAGTGGGGGGAGAGGCATTGTTTTATTACAATATTAATTAACCCGAAAGACAATGAGTTTCTTAACTCTCCATTGCTATACAAGGAGAGATTCTGGAACCCTAATGTGTTTAATGGAATCGTTGATCAAGGAGATTACATAACACAAAAACAGTGCGTTAAAATATTAAATCATTTGAGCATGCTGTATCCATTTATAGATGAGTACAGGATTAACCAAATGATTTCCGGGCGTAAGCCTATAGTGCAGTACCAATAAATAAATAGACAAATGAAAAACACAAATGAAAATAAAGTTAAACTAAAGTTAACTAAGGACTTGCTTACAGCGAGTTCTAAAATGACAGACAACCAAGCTAGGTTCTTGGTAGACACCTATTACCAAATGCAAGACGCGAGGATTCGCTCCGCTGCACAAGTGAGGGGGTTGAAAGAAGGCAATGAGCCTTCACATGTGATGAGTTGGATTGAAGATATTAATATCCAGCTTGAGGATAACATTAAAAAGGCGTTACATAAGTACGCTCTTGGTAATCCTGTTGGTCAGTGGTCTCTAGGAATAACTGGTATTGGCCCAGTGATATCCGCTGGACTTCTTGCTTACATAGACATTAAGCAAGCCCCTACTGTTGGACACATATGGCGCTACGCTGGACAAGACCCAA